ATGTATTCCTGCTCTTAACATTCCTACTGTATTACCAGCATCCATTATTCCTTTCATTATGGTATGATGTAAACTTCTCTACGATTTTCAATACATTTTTCAATGTCTTCTATCCACCTTGATTTTACTGCTTGAAGGTCAATACCAGTTCCACCCATTGGTAATCTATCCATTCTAAGACTTGTATTAACAAGTTCGATAGCTGTCATTTTAACAATACAATCTTCAATATCTCCAGGAATTGTTGTGTCTCCACCATATCCCTCTCCACCATATCTGTAAGTAACTCTAACTCTGTTCTTTCTTAAAATTGAAAATATAAAACCTCTGAGGTGTAATGTACCTCTCTCGTAATTAGCATCATACCATTGACTATTTCCTAGTATATTTTCCCAAGTTGCAGAAGCTCCCTGCCAAATTTCTATTTTATCTCCTTCAGCAACTTCAAGGTCGTACAAGTTTCGGTGTGCTAGGAATAAAGGTGTACCCCAACCGAAAGTATACAAAAGTGGTAAGTCATGTAATTCTCTTGTTATGCTCTTTGATCTCCATGCATGGCCCATTCTCCTATCAAGTTCGTCTTCCTTCCTATTGATTATCTTTTCTACTTGTGCCTTGTTTGGTGTAGTTGTTGATGTTATAGGTATTCTGAGAAAATCAGCTACATCTCCTGTTGTACAATATGTAGTTGCCATACTATATATAAAACGCTAATGTATATAAATTTACTTAAAGACTACAGTTACTTCAGCACTACCATCACAGTCAGCGAATATACCATTCTCGAATCTTCTATGGATATTCTGATAGTTTCCCTCTATTGCTGTAAATATTGTGCATTCTACTGGTGTTGCACTTGCATCAACTCCATTCCTAAACTCTACTTTATTTGAACCTGATCCTTTCTTAGTGACAAAAACGGCCACTAGGACTCCGTGGTTTCCCTTTATTAATGTGTCTGAGTTAAAAGAAACTACATTATGATTAAGCTCTACCATACTGATATATTATAAATGTGAATATATATAAAGTTTACCAAAGTAAAGAAAAAAAAAGGGCTGTTTTTGGTCTAGTAGCCTATGACTAGGAACTCGAATACTTTTGAGTTCACTAACGCTGAGGAGTTTGGTACTTCTGCTAAGATATTACCGTTTCCTGAACCAGTGAAAGTTTTGATCTTTTCATTGGTTTTGTCGTATTGTACTACTAGTTTTGAATCCGTAAATGTAGGAATCACTGCAACTAGTGTAGATATCCTGCCCTCTTTGAGGTCAGCCGACACTCCGTTGGTTGCATAGTTATCAGAGGCACCGAAGGTAACTTTGATAGCATATACTCGCAGCTTTGATACTAATGCTGCTTGCCATGAGAGAGTTTTTCTCACGTTAGCATCTGTCCATGTTGATGAACTTATTGTTAATGCCATTGATATATTGAGAAGTTAAAGACTTATAAAGATTACTTCCACCAAGCACCTAATAACTCAATTCCAGTGATTGTTTCTATTAATATAGAACCAAATAGGAATATGATTACTAAATCCCTTGCTTTCGCTAATTTCTCGTTATGATATAGTTGTACCATAATTCCACTCTTTCTTTCATCCATTTAAAGTTATCGCCAATTATCCTTCTTTCTGTCTTCACATTGAGTGCATTTAAGAACACCTTTATGATAACCACAATCTTTACATTTCAATGAAAATGCAACGGCATCATTCTTCCCAGTTCTTCTAAGCATAAATATAGCTACAGCACCGATAAATATCATCGCAATAATAAATACTATCATATATTATGATGTATAATAGCATATATAAATTTTTCCTAACAGAAAGTTAAGTGTTACTAAAAAAAGAAAAATGTACCCCGAAGGGTGTTCAATTTTATTCTAGAGTTTTATATCTCTGATCTTACCTTGTGATTTGAAGTGTCTACAAACAGTTTCTCCCATTGTCCTGAATACACCTTTCTCAACAAATGCATTGTTGACAAATGGATATCCTGGTGATCTACGAGTTGCCTCATAGTATTCTGTTGGGATTGCGATTTGAATACCGATTCTTGGGTAACCATATCCTTCAGCATCGCTTGTGTCAAATGCAAATAGTCTTCCGACTTCACTTGCATCTCCACTATCGCTTGGTGCATCCTTTGATGGGATGAATGGAATTCCATAGATAGAATCTACATGAATACCTACACCAGTGCCTTTGAATGTTTGGATACCGTTGACATCGACTTGTACTAAGCTTTCTCCGTATGGGTTTGGAATACGGACAGAAGGCATGTATAAGCCTTGTATTTCGGAATAAACTTCGTGAGATCCTAGAAATACGTTTGGATCTTTACCAGCGGCAATTCTAATCTTTCGTAAGAAAGATCTTAGAGTGTCGTCAGTTAAGACACCGTTTGTACCGATAGTACCAGAAGCTGATTCAACAGTACTGTCGAATGTTGAAGAACTATCTCTATCAATGGTTGCGTTGGCAGCCCAGGGATCATAAGAACCAGTTGTTGATGCACCTAATGCAGTTTCTTCTGCGTTGGATGAAACAATTCTGTCTAATGACTCAAAGTCTGTTGTTCCAGCGTTTGTACCAGATCCAGTGATTGTACCTTCTACGTCTGCAAGTAGTTGTCTGTTAAGAAATTCTTTGTGTTGTACAGCCATGTAAAGTCTTAGAGAACCTAAGCCTCCCCATATGTCGTCTTTACTGTGTGTTGCCAACCACTCCATTACTTCGGATGCAGAGAAAGGCAGTTGTGCTGTCTTTGGTCGAACATCAATTTCTTGTAGTGTTGGTTTTACAGTTTCAGCGATTAAGCCACCTTCTGCTGTTCCACCCAAAACGGTATTAGCGTTTGTGGTGTTCAGAACTGGCTTTGCTGTAATAACCCTCCATCCAGACTTGTCCCAGGGGTACTTTGGTAAAATACCAAATGCGTTAGCCTCTAAGTTAAGTTGTGCCCATGCATATGCTCCATAGATTGCGTTGAAAACGCCCGCTGTGGAAGTAGTTGCTGGTGCATCTGCTTTTCTAAGTAGGTTACGATTGTACCCATAGTAAAGAGCTTCAAGTTCATCGATGGTCTTTATTTGAACCATTTTAGAAACCTCGTACCTCTTCGTCTGTTGGTGTGTAATACTTTCCTTTCAGAATGTTTCTTGCGACTTGACTTAATCCCTCGAATCCTTCTGCTCTTGCATCTTTAAGAATTGGGCTAAAGTCGGTTTGACTCTCTCCTATTTTCTCAACTGCTGCGTTAGGTCTTGGGGTTTCAGTGGAAAACGTGTGCTGTGACTTTGTTACAAGTGTCTCGCTCTTATTGAGTGGTTTCTCTTGCATTGAAGGTGTTGCATCTCCCGCTGGCTTGTTATCATCTACACGATCATCATCTAACCCTGCTTGGTCGCCTTGAGGATACGGTTGTGCTGGAACTGTAATATCAGCTCCGACATCGTCTCCACCTTGCGTGCCTGCTGGGGCAGCTGGTAAATCGGTAGGTGTTTCGAGAGCTTTCACTCTTGAATCTATGCCTTTGATTGAATCTGCAACATTTTTCAACTGCTCGGATAAACCATCTAAGCCAGTCTTGATGGAAGTTTCAAAAGCTTTGCTTTTTTCTTCTTCCTCTTTGTCGTCAGCCTGTTTTGTTTTCTCTTCTTCTCGTTTGTCGTCTTCTGCCTTATTTTCGGCAGCGACTTTCTTCTCTTCTTCAGGTTTTTTATTTTCGTCAGTCATGTTGTTATCCTTATTAAATGTTTCCTGCTTTATATATTTATGGTTTATATTAGTCTTTTCTGTCTTTTTATCATCATTTACCTCTGTTATCTGTGTAGTTGGTTCAGATCCTTGCTGTGATGTGTTATAGCCACCTAGACCTCTAACACCACCAGTTCTACCCTGTCCCATGTCTTTATCTTTAACTTCTTTTGGTTGTGGGTGATCTGTACCTTGCCACTCTCCTATTCCTTCATTTCCCTGTTCATTACCAAATCCACCTGATCCATCACCAGAATTATCAGCAAGCCTCTCTTTTACCTTTCTTCCTGAACTTGTGTCTTCATCTACATCTTGATTATACATATTATGTTGATCTCCCTGTGTATTAGAAAAGTCAACACCTTTTTCTACATAGCAACCAAATTTATCACATTTTATCTTCATTTTACCATTTCCTAAATCTTCATGTTCTACCATAGCTTTTGATAATGGATTTGTGTGAGTTATCAGTGCTAATGGAACTGCTGGATCTTCACATACTGCTACCTCATAATGCTCTAAATCTGTAAGTGCATAAGCAATAGAACCGTCTTTCATTTTGACAGGTTCTCTATCTGCTTTTGTTGCTCCACCGAAACTTAATCCCTTATATGTACCATCTATTATCTTCTTCCAAATATCATCATCTAATTCATAGTCCTTGTGTATCTTACCTGTAATCTTTATAGCTGGATATGTGTTTCCTTCTGCATCATCTGCTGTAGTCTTTGCGAAATTAATGCCTTTACCTACCACCCTATTTGAATGTGTATCTGTGATTGGAGCTCCCCTATCCATCCATATTGGTAACACTTTATATAATTCATCAACTATTGTAATTTCTCCTTGTTTATCCTTCATTTCAACTGTAAGTATCCCCTCAAAAAATCTCTCATCATCTGACTTTGTATTAGCCATTAATCCTTTGGTAACTAATGTTCTAAAGAACAGCTTTTCCATTGCATTTTATATATGTTCTTTATTTATAAAGATAATGATAGTGTAAAAGGGTGGGTAAAATAATCCCCTATTACCTGTCTTTGTGGTCTATTCTGCCTCGACTTCTTTCTTGGCTTTTGTCACTACATAATCAGCAGTAAATCCAACCGTTAGACCTACCAATACTATTCCAGCATCGGTCAATCCATCTACTATTTGGACTTGTGCAAGTGCCAGAGCAGCGAAAGTAGCAATAATCAGTGATCCTGCGAGTCGTCTTATAGAATAAGGCTCTCCATCAGAATGTAACCATCCTCTTAGCGTGTTCAGACCTGCTCCTATTGCTGATGCAATAGCGACAAGTATTAATGCTTCCATATCTGCACAACTATTAGGATCTATTTAAGGATTCAGCATTAGAGAGAGTTGAAAGAACGCTATTAATGAGCCTACTATGCCCATACTTATGCCTATAAAAGATTTATACATCCCTCTTCTATCAAGCGTATGTGATTCATGCTCATCTACCTTGACTTCTAGTTGTATTATTCTGTCGTTATTTTCGTCTATTTTATCTTCCAAACGTCTTATTTCGTCTATCAGTTCCATGCTTCTTATGTTCAATGGGGGTTAATATTTTTTCATGTATCATCCTCATTATGAGATCTGGTGCTGCTTTTGCCATAAGTCCAAACATTGTATCTCCACCAGCAGTGCCTATGAA